CCACGCCTTCCTGCCCGTAAAGCAGGATGATCGGCGGCTTCGGGGTCTTGCCGCGGGTGATTGTGTCCAGAATACTCATGTTTTGACCTCCTATCGGTTCAAGGTGAAAATCTGCTTGCGTTCGTAACCGGTCGGCCACTTGCCGCTTTCCCGGCATTCCTTATATCTCCGGAGCGCGGCGGCATTGATCCGTTCGGCAATGTCAAGTTCGGCCGCGGGAATGCTCCAATATCCGGAAACGTGAAAGTCGGTCTTGTCAACGGCGATCATGTTTACCGGGTATTCCGTGCCGCAAGCCGCCCGCAGGACCGCCCGATAAAACGCCATTTGAAACGCATATCCGAAACTGCGCATGTCGTATTCAAAAAAGCGGATGTCGCGGCAAGTCTTCAGGTCGATGATGCCCGTTTCCGGGTGGAAATAGTCGATCCGGATTTGACATTTGACGCCTTCGATCTCGGCGCGCACTACGCCTTCGGCGATCCCGCCGGGCCGCAAAATCTTTTCCGGGATTTCCGGATGCGCGGCCACGCTCTGCCGCATGGCTTCGATCTCGTTAAAATCCGCGGTCGTGATGACTTCGCCCGGCTGGCATGAAAGCCAGTCCAGATAAACTTTGCTGTCTTTGCCGTATGGCTTGCCGGTGCGCTCGTTGATCGGGCCGTCGCTGACGACGTATGCCGTATTGAAAGCGTCTTCGCCTTCAAGGATCAATTTATGCGCCGCGCTGCCGAATGCGTATTCCTGCTTTTCCGGCTCGTGATACAAGCCGGAAATCGTCGCAAAATACTTGTACGGCATTTCCTGAAAACGGGCCAGCATGTGGCTTGACATGTATTCGCCGCTTTTGCTCCGGGCGTGGTATTCGGCTTCCGGTTCGCTGATGATGCAGGCCGGGATGTTCATTTGCCGGCCTCCTGATCGTCGGCGGGTTCGGCGTCGATGACTTCGCTTCCGTCGGCAAGCATTTTCGGTGCGCCGGGTTCCTGCTTCCGGTCCTGTTCGGGAATCATTTTGAAGCGGTAAACCTCGAAAATGTCCTTTTTCGTCTGCGGGTCGAGGTCGTAAACGACAAGGGCAAGTTCGATGTCTTCCGGCTTGGCGTCCACCAGTTCTTCTTCGGAATAGCCGTCGCCGATCTTCTCGAAAACGTCTTTCGCCTTGTCGCCGCATTGCTTTTTCAGCTTCTCAAACTCGGCGATCGAACACATTTTCGCGCGGGTCTTGTCGCGGAAAACAAATTCGTTTTCGTCCTTGCGCGCGCCGAGGCCATTGACGAAAAGATCGTTCAATTCGCTTTCGGTCATGGGCTGCGTGCTGACAACTTCGCCGGTGTCGCTGCGCTTGATCGTCTTTTTGCCTTCTTCCGGCGTGTTGAAAAGAACGTCGCATTCGATTTCGCGGTCTTCCGATCCGCGGGCCAGCTTCTGCGCAAGGCTCTTGATCTTGGCGTCGGCCGCGTCGATCTCGCTTTTGAACTGCGATTGCGATTGCTTTTTCTGGTCCTCGAGGCGTTCCTTCCGCTGGTTTTCAAGCGCAAGTTTGACGCCGATTTCCTTCAATTCCTCGGTCGTGAAAACGCAATTCAGAATCTTGGTGATCTTCATTTTTTTTGCTCTCCTGTTGGTTTTGGAAATGCCCGGAGCGCTTTGCTCCGGGCGTGGTTTTACTTCTGCTCCGGTTTCTGGAAAACTCCGGCGGCGACAAGTTTTTCGATCAAGGCGTTTGCGCTGTCGGCAAGCGCCAGCAGCCCGGCGGGCGGCATGACGATCCGATGCGTGTTTTCCGGAATCGGCGGCTTGCCGCTTTCCTGCGGATTGTAGGAAACAAGATCAAGTTTGACCATGTTTCCGCACCAGTGAATGTTGCTCACTCCGTCCGAATAGATTTCGATTCGGTTTACCATTTGTTTTACTCTCCTTGTTTTGGCGTTTCGTTGTTATCTGCCGGAACGTTCGGCAGGGTTTCCGCGTATTCGTCCATTGCGATTTCAAGTTCCGCAAAAAGCGTGTCCACGGCGTTCATGCGGTATTCCGCGCGGGTCTGGTCGCTGCGCTCGGTTCCGTCCGGGTTGGCAAAAACCTTTTTGCAAGTAACCGTTTTCCGGCCCGGCGTCGGCGTGTCGTATTCCGTGAAATACTGCTGCAAGGCGGCGGCCGGGTCTTTCCCGAAATCGTCAAAATTCTTACCGTCGAAAACGCTTTCGCAAATCCGCAGGAACTGCTGATCGCGTTTCGTCTTCGCTTCCGGATGCCGGGAAAAGTATTCGGCTTCGATCGCCTGCAAATACTTTCGGGCCGTTTCGGCGATCGCCGCGAATTTCGGTGTCGAAATCCCGGACCGGATGCCGCTTTCGGTGAAAGCGCAGACGGAAAGCGCCTGCCGCTGGTATTTCTTTAAATCGGCGTCCGAATAGGTCCGGAAATCTGGGATCGCGTTTCCCATGTTCAAACCTCCTGCGCCGGTTCCGGGCGGCTGATCTTATATCCGGCATTGAAAACGGATTTGTAGATGCCGCAGTTCGGGCAGGCGCTCTCGTCCATGTGATGCGGGCAATGATCCGCGCAAGATTTGGAAATCGCGCCCAGCAGAATGCCGATCCGGCCTTTGTCGGCGGGGTCGCCGGCTTCCTTCAAGGCTGCGGCAAGTTTCGCGTTTTCGGCTTCGAGTTCGGCGATCCGGTCTTTGTCGGCGGCAAAAGTCGCCGATGCCGTCGCCGGGATCGCGTCGAGCAGGTCCGCTTTCAATTTTGCGTTCTCGGTTTCGAGGTTGGCGATCTTGGCTTTCTGCTCGTCGATCCGGGCGGTTGCCTCGTTCAAGGCGGTTTGCAACTGTTCTTTCGTCATTTCTGATCCTCCTTCTGGTTGGGGTTGGTTTCCTTCTCCTGCACGCGGCCGTCTTCGATGATGACGGTTGCGGCGTTCTCTCCGACGATCGTTCCGATGCCCTGCATATTCTGGGCGGTCAAAAATTCGCCGAAATCGGCCAGCGTCTGCGGGTCCATTGCTTCGAGGCCGTCGATCAAGACAAAACCGCAGCCGGGCTTGGATTTCATGCAAATTGCGGTCGCAACCTTCAAGCGCTCCGATCCTGACATGCAATCCCATTTCTGGCCGCGGTAAAGCAATTCGCCGTCGGCATTGATCGAAAGTTCCGGCAGCGGCAATTCCGCATTCTGCAAAAGCGCGGTCCGGTCGGCTTCGATCGCCTGCAAATCGGCGGTCTGCCGGTCGGATGTCTGCCGCATTTCGGCGATCTGGGCGTAAAGTTTCCGGCGCTCTGCGTTGGCGCGGATTTGCTTGTTCGTTTCGTCGGCCTGCTGCAATCTCTGCATGATGTCGGCTTTCTTGGCGGCGAAATCGGGATCGCCGGCAAGATTGGCTTTGATGCTTTCGATGCCGTCTTTCGTGCCAGTGATGTTGCGTTCGATTTCGGTTTGTCCTTGCTGCAATTCAGCGATCTGGGAATCAAGTTCCTTTTTTGCCTGTTCGGCCTGCTCCTGAATTTCCCTTTGTGCCTTTTCGTATTCGGTTTTGAGATAATCCAGCCGCGCGAACTTGCTTTTCTCGTTTTCTTCGATCTTCGCCATTTTCAGGGCGATCAACTGCTGATTATTGGCAAGCCTCGATTCGAGTTCGGCGGCTCTCTGCTGTTCGACCGCAAGCAAGGCCCGGCGGCTTGCCGTTTCGTTTTCGGCTTCCGTTACGCCTTGCAATTCCTTTGTCAGCGCTTCGATGCTGATTTCGTCGGCCGGGGCTTCCGGGAAATGCGGCATTTCGTCGAAATGTACCTGCAGGCGCTTTATGTCGCGGTTCTGATCCGCGCGCGCTTCCCGGATTTCGTCGGCCCGTTTCTTCAATTCGGCCAGCCGCTGTTCCAAATCCGGAAACATCTTCAAAAGCATTTTCGCCTTGTCAAGATCGCCGGCGCGCATGAAAGCGCCGAGGTCAAGGGCGAATTTGCCGACAATATCGTTCAAAAGCGTTTGATTGCCGCGCATTCCGCGGGCGTCGGTGATCTTCAGGGCGGCATTCTTTCCGGCGCGTTCTACGATCAAGCCGTCGATCTCCACGCGGATCGTCGCGTTTTTCTCTGCGTCGTGGTTGTTGATGTCCGACGGCCGGAAGGTTTCGCCGCCGAGGGCATACGCGATCGCGTCAAGACAACTTGATTTGCCCTGCGCGTTGCGCCCGCCGAGGATCGTCAAGCCGTTTTCGGTTGGGTGGATTTCCACCAGCCGAATGCGCTTGAAATCCTGAACTGTAAAGCCGGTGATCTTTGCTGCATTCATTTGTTTTTGCTCTCCTTGTTTTGGGTATCGTTTTTCGCCGCGGTGCGCTCGGCAATGATCCGGGCGGCGATCTGGTGAAGGTATTTCCCGAATTGTTCGCGGCGGCGCTGCGTGTAAAATTCGATCCGGGCCGCGTTGCGCGGGGTCCGGGCGGCTTCCGCTTCGATCGTCAGGACCTGCGCCGTCATTTGCCGGCCTCGGTATATTCCCGGCAAGCGGGGCAATTCATCCGATGCGCTTTCTGCGCCACCTGCTGCCAAAGTCCGGCGATATAGCCGAATGCCATTCCGGCAAGAAAAATCCCGATGATCGTTCCGGTGGTGATGCTGCGGGTTGTCGTCTTCATCGTGCGGCCTCCGGGTTATTCGGCATTATCGGTTTGCGGCGCTCTATCCGAATTTTCCGATATTGCGGGGCAAAATTTTTTTGCGCGCCGGATCGTTTCAAGAAGGAAATTCGATACGATTCTGTTTTTCGGAAGGCCGGTCCGACGGTGTACGTCGTCCACATACTCCCTGATTTCCTGCGCAAATTCGCCGGTGATTGCATACGTCAGGATTCCTTTGCCCGTGCTTTTGGATGGTCTTTTTTTCATCGTGCTTTCAGCTCCTTTCTGGGTTTCTGCGGGATAATATATATCGGAAAATTCGGAATGTCAAGGGCAAAATTTGAAAAAATTTAGAAAAATTTAGGAAAAATAGTTTTTTTTATGGAAAATTCGATATTTGCGGTGTATATTAACGTCCGAAACATGGAGGTCGGCAATGAATATCGAAGAAAAAAAACGCTTTCAACAAATGATTTTTCGGCACATGGACCTGCATGAACTGACGCAGAAGGAAATGGCCGCCGAACTGAACATTCAACAATCCACGCTTTCCGCGTGGCTGTCTTCCGATCCCGAAAAGGGCCACGGTATTCGGAAAAATCATATCGCCCGGATTCTGCATGTCTGCGCGGATGCCGTCGGGCGGGATTATATTTCCGTCGCCGGAAACGGAAACAATATCAATTCCCACAATCAATCCGGCGATGTCGAAAAATTCCGGGCGGGGCTGCTCTGCGCGCTGATTGATTCCGAATTGCCGCCGGAAGCGCTGCAAATCGCCTTGAAAGTCGTAAAGGATTTCAAGGGCTGATCCATGCCGAAAACATACCTATTATATGCGCGCGTGTCGCCGAAGGGGTCGCAATGGGATTGCGAGGAAACCTCGATCGGGGTTCAAATCGCCGAAATGCGGGCGCATTGTGAGCGCCTTGATCCGGGCGCGAATTTTATTGAAGTCTTCGACGAGTTCAAGTCCGGAAAGAATCTGAATCGGGCCGGGGTGCAATCCATACTTGCCGATCTGGAACGTCGGCCGGTCCCGTGGCAATGTCTGGTTGTCTGGAATCTGGATCGGCTTTCGCGGTCGCTGTGTGATGCGCTTCCGATTTTTACGAAACTTCGGGATGCCGGCTGCGAATTTATTTCGATCAATCAAGAATATCTGTCCTATACCGGCGCGATGGCGCGTTACATGCTGCAGCAGACGATCGCCATTGCCGAACTTGAACGGGGTATGACCTCGGAGCGCGTATCTGCAAAAATGCGTTGGATCGCCGCGGCCGGTAAAATCCCGTGGGGCCGAATACCGATCGGCTATGTCCGCGATTCGAACTTGAAAAATACCGTCGTCGTTGACGAGCCGCGGGCCGAAATCGTCCGGACAATTTTTGATCTGTACGTCGCCGGAAAACTCGGCTTCGATGCAATAAATGACCGCTGGCCGGGCGTGTTTACCGGGCGCAATTCGCTTTACCATATCTTGCGCAATCCGCTATATGTCGGCGAGGTGCATTACGCTGGGAAAATCTACAAGTCCGAACATCCGGCGATCGTGGATCGCGCCGTCTTCGATAAGGCGCAAAAACTGCTTGCGCTGAAAAAGCGGCAGAATTATACGCGGCGCGGCGTCGAAAAGCGCGATTATTTGCTGTCCGGGCTGGTCCGCTGCCATTGCGGCCGATACATGACCGGATATTCGGTAAACGGCCACGCCGGGCGCAAGTTCTATTATTACAAATGCACCAGCCCGTCGTGCAAAAACGCGATCAATGCGGATGCGCTTGAATCTGGCGTTCTTCAACAAATCGCCGCGGTCTTTACCGATGAAACCGAAATCCGGGAATCGCTGGCGGCATACTTGGCGGCCGAAAATCAAAAATCGGCTGCGGCCCGGTCGCGGATCGCGGAACTTGACAAAGAATTGTCCGCGGCGGCCGAAAAGGAAAACCGGATCAAGCAAATGTTTTTATCCGGCGTCGTCAATAAAAGCAACTCGGATTTCTGGAATGCCGAATTGCTGACCGCGCGGGCGGCGAAAAGTCAAATCGAAAAGGAAATCGCCGCGGCAAGCGCGCCGCCGAAATTTGAATTTGACGAAATTTTCCCGGAATTGATGAAAGCGGCCGGGGAATGGTCCCGGCGCTGCATGTCGGGCCAGGCCGATTTTGCCACGAAACGGAATCTGATATTGTCGACCGTTGACGATCTGCAATGCGTCGCCCGGTCTGGAAATCAAATCAAGTTCAAAATGAATTTGATTATGAGTAGTAGTAAAGAATGGTGGGCTTTATCGAACTTTATCATAATCAAATTTTTTGCGTTCGATTGCGGGATGCGCGGTCCTGTTCGCGCTGAATTGCGGGCGGGTCGCCGTTAAAGTTTGACGGGCGCAACCTTTAATAAACCTTTTTTTCATTAAAGATTGAATGCTGCTGCCTTTAATAAAAAATGCCCCGCCGTGGTCCGCTGGCCCGTCTGGGCCGCGCGTGGCGGGGTCGGTTGTCCGGATCAAATCTTTCCGGCGGCAATCTCGGTGATGCTCGGCGGCTGGTGGTCGATGAAAACGCGTTTCAAAAGTTTCATGCTGTCTTTTGAATTTAACCGGATTTTCGGCTGCTCCGTCGATCCGCACCGATACGGATTCATCTTCCGGATGTCAACCGATTTGCTTTTCTTTGGGTCGCGGTGCATATTGATTATCGCCGCGCAAATCGCCGCCGTGTGATCCCACGCGATCATTTCATGCGAATTGTGCATTCGCAAAAGTTGTCGCAAGGTAAACGGCCGCGGGTCGATCCCGATTATTCCGGCGAACTCGTCAACGATTTCTGCAAGTGGTTTTCGATCTCGTCTTGAAATTTCGGGTCGGCCAGAACTTGATCCAGCTGCTTGCCCGCCCGGTCGGAGTATTCCTTGCTGATCTGGCGCAAGCGTTGCAAGACTTTCCGCTTGGCGGGCCGGGAAAAATTTACAATTTCATCCAGCAGGGCGTCGGTCGCCGCTTCGATCGTGTCGCCGGTGAAGCGCTCGGCAAACTGTTCCTGCGTCAATTTCCGATCCTGAACCTGCTTTTCGCACAAAATGAAAATGACGTTGAAAAGCAAAATCGAATCTTCGGCGATCCGTTCCAAAAGCGAAACGTCTTCGGGATTGTTGGATTTGTCGAAAGTTACGGCGTTTTCGATGTCGATGTCAAGTCTTGATTTCAGGCGCATGGCCGCGCCGATATTCAAATCAAGGTCCCACGATTCGCCGGTTTTGTCGGTAAACGATTTCATGTTGTCTGCTCTCCTATGCAAAAAAATTGAAAAAAAGCGCCGGCCGGCGGTGATCCGGTCCGGCGCCCGCTTCCGCTATGCGCGGCGTCAGTTGCTGCCGCCGCTGCCCGCGCTCCATGCCGGCGCGCGGCCGCTGCTGCCGCCGATGTTGGTCGGCTCGGCCGTGACGGAAACGCTGATCGCTTCCTCCAGCGGCTGTTCGATCGAACAATTCGTCAAGGTGAAATCCGCGTCGAGGCCGGTTCCGGCGCCGTCCGTGACGAAAAACGCCATTGCTGAACCGGCGAGGAAGTTGGAAATCACCGTCGTGCAAAGCGAATCTTCGTTGTCGTAGTTCATCTGAAATTCCAGCGAACCTTCCTTCAACGTCGCTTTCTTGACGCGCCAGCCAGCGGCTGCGCGGGTGGTGATGTCCGCGGAACCGGCTTCGAGCGACAGGGTAACGTCTTTGACGTTCTTTGCCTCGGTCGATCCGGTCGTCCCCGCGGTGCCGTAGAGCAGTTTTGCTTCAAGTCCGATTTTGATTGCCATTTGTAGTGTCCTCCTGTTGGTGGTTTGGTGGTTACATGGTGTTTGCGAAAAATTTTGCAAGGCTGTTGCGCGAATCTTGCAACGACGGTCCCATAAACGGCCGGGGCGAAACGTAATGCGGTTTGATCTGCGCGAAACCGTAATGCCGGACAATGTTTTCGGCGGCCTGCGCCGCCTGCCGCGTTGTCCGGATCGGCACGGTGATGTAATAAACCGTTTTTTTCGTTCCGGGATTGCGCCGCTTCTGGATGTTCCGGAAAATCCATTGATCCGGCTTCCGCTTCTTGCTGTCGGCAATCTGCTTGCGCGAATACCGGCCGCGGCCGCGGAAATACTGATTGACAACGCCGCTTTCCGATCCTGCCATAAACAGCTGGCCGTAGCCTTCTTTCAAAAGCCACGTTGCGATTGCGGATGTCGAATCAAGCCCGGATTTCGGTACTCCGTCCGTTTTGTACCACGTCGGATTTGCCGCCGGTCCGGTCATGCCGCCGAACTCCAGCGTCTTGGGAACGTCCTTGCCGACCTTGCCGGAAACTTTCTGCGGTCCGACGTAGGCGGTCAAATTCCGGCGATCCACGGCAAACTGGATCGTGTGCCGGAAACTTGACTTGCCTTTCGTGTGCTGATACGGCGGGTTTCCCGGCGTCGAAATCGTCCGTCGCCGGAACTGGATTCGCTGACGTGCAACTTTCATCAACAGGGCCGCGGATTTATACAATCCCTCGATCCCGCCTTTGTCGGCCGCTGCGCGAATTTTCGCGCCGTCGAAACTCGCCTTGCATTGAATCATCGCAACACCTTAACCGTCGCGGTACAAACCGCCACAAAAACTTTCGTCTGCCTGAACATTTCCGCGTCGTAAAGCGGATCAAATTCAACGGAAAGCACCAGCCCGGATGCAACTTTCGTCCTTTCAAGCCCCGTTGCGATCGCTTCGGTCAAAAGCAAAAGCGCGGGAATGTCGGTCTTGCTGCCGCATTTCTGCATGACGGCAATGTTGACTTTCACCACTTCGTCGGGGTTGTCCCTGCTGGCGGCGCCTTTGTTTCCTCTGGCGTATGCCTGCGGGGCAATTACGATCTGCCGCGCTTTTACCTGCGGCAAACTGAAATCCGGGACAAGATCGAAAACGGCGCTTTCGGCTCCTGAAATCGTTTTGACTTTGGCGGTGATCGCCTCGCCGATTTCAATTGTCGTTGCTGCTGTTTCCGCTGTCGCTGTTTCCGGTTGGTTGCTCATCGCTGATCTCTCCGTTGAATTTCGCGTGAATCCGCATTTGTGAATGACTGGTCCGCGTGTGCCATTTCCAGCACGGCTCTCCGTTCGGCGCGGAAACGGAATACGTTTTCCCGTCGTAGCGGATTTCGTCGCCGACCTCCGGCGTGATGTCAAGATCGGAAACGCGGATCAAAAAATCGCGCTGTTCCGTCCTGACCGTCACGCCGAACTGGTTTTCTGCTCTGAAAAGAGTTCTGCCCAGCTTCGCCGGGATGTCGGCGGCAAGCGCGCCGCCGTTCCGGTAATAACTGATGCTGACCGCCGCATATCCAAACGCGGCGGCCTGCATTGCTTCGCCCTTTTCAAAGATACTTGCCATTGTGCCGCATTACCCGATCTTGACTTTGACGACGGCGGCGCCCGATCCGGCCGCGGCGACCGCGGTGCCGATCTGCGCGCAACTGGCCGCGCTGCCCTGCGCGTAACCGCTTTCGGCGTTCCAATAAACGGCGTCGCCGAAACCGAAAGCCACGTCGGATTTCTTCACGATGTCGTAAACGCCTTCGGTGGCGATCGCGCCGGCGCCGTTGGCCGGGATGTCGGATTTCGCCACGCCGACGATCCCGCCGGAAATCACGATGTCGCCAGCGTTGATCGCGGCGCTGCCCGCGGTGATGTCGATAACCTTTCCGTCCTGAACGAATTTCGCATTCATAATTCAAATCTCCTGTTTGAATGGTTGTGAATTGTGGTTGAAAGCCGGGAACCGTTTTCCGGCTCCCGGCTGTTGCTGACTTACACCACGCCGGTGTTGAAAGTCATGCCCTGATACGCCTGCTCCCGGACGCCCAAATCGAAGACGACGCGGAAACTGATGCCGAGTGTGTTGAAATCCACGGCGCCCTGTTCGACAACCGGGACGCGGCGGCCCTGCAGATAGCCGATCTCGAACGTGTCGATCTGCGCGGGATCGCCGAACAGATACCAGCCGGTCGCGCTGCCGGCCTGCCCGCCGACGCCGATCTGCAAATACGGGCTGGAAACAACTTCGAGGCCGTACTTGGAAAGAACGTTGAAAGCGGGGGTCGCGGTGCTGCCGCCGGTGAGGGTCGGGGAAATGACCAGTTCGTTCGCAAGCGCGTCAAGGCAAGACGGGACGAAAAGGAATTTCGGCAGAACGTTGATCGGGTTGCCGTCGCTGTCCTTCGCAAGCAGGAATTTGCTGCGGGCGGCTTTGAGCGCGTCAAGGGACAGGGCGCCGGCGGTGCCGGTGGTATAGTTGCCGTGGGCGGCGCTGAAAAGCGCGTTGCCGTCGGTGAACGTCGGATTCGCCAGCAGCCGGGCGTGGAACAACTGGTCGATCTTGCGCGCGGCCCGCTGGCCCATGCCTTCGGGGATCGCAAGGAAAGCGCCGAGGTCGTCGTTGTAGATCATCTGACGGGTCAAGACAAACATCTTGCCGTAAGTCGCCAGCTGGTTGACGGCCTTATCCTCGGAAACGCTGCCGTGTTTGATCTCGCCGCCGTCGGCGACGATTTCAAGGTCGCCCACGTCGGTGAGGCGGTAGCGCTCGGATTCCTTGAAATCGGCAAGATCGCCCGCGCGGCAAAGCCGGGTTGCGATAATCGGCTGCGCGGTGAAAGCCTGCAACAGCTTCTTGTTGGCGACATTGCCGAGGATGCCCGGAAGCGAAACCGTGCTGAAAGCCGCGGCGATCGTGTAGTTGTCGAACGTCGGCGAAACGGTCTTGCCTTCCATTTTCGCGCAAAACTGCATGAGTTCTTTCAGGGTGATGCCGCGATACTTGTTGCCGGCCTCGACAACCTGTTCGGTGAAATTCGCGGTGATCGTCTTTTCGTCGATCCCCTGATTGAAGCAAAGGGCCGCTTCCAGAACTTTGGCGTTGATCTCCGGCTGACTGGCCGAAATGATGTTGACGCCTGCGGTCGGGGTCTTGGCGGCGTGCGCCTTCAGCGCGGCGACAATCCGGGTCGTTTCCTGCACGGTGTAACCGGAATTGATCGCTTCGGCCGCGAACGTGGCGTAATCTTCGCCGCAAGCGGCAATGATGCCGGCTTTGCGTTCGTTCTCGGCCTGCTCCTTCGCGGCCAGCTGCTTGGCGACGATCGCGGCGATCCGTTCATCGCTGACGGAAACGGGCGCGGGCTGCGGCGCGGCGGCCTGAACCGGGGCGGGCTTGGCTTCGGGCGCGGCGGCGGGGGCGGTGTTCTTCTTGTTGAACTCCGCTTCCTCGGCCTCGAGGGTGCTGCCGATCTTGGCCAGATGCGCCTTGATTGCGGCCTCGTCGGCTTCTCCGAGCTTGTACTTCAGCTGGAGAAACTTCTTGAAATTCTCTTTCATGCTGTTTTCCTCCTGTTGGTGGTTGGTGGTTGTAACTTTGTTGATATTCAAACTTGCCGCAATGCGCAGGCTCGTTTCGGGGTCGGCTCCCACGGCGCATACGGAAACTTCGCGCAAATGGGATTTTTTGACGTGAACAAACGGTCCGACAAATTCGCGGCCGTTGATCGTGCGGGTGTCGTCGGGCGAAACTTCTTCCATTGCCAGAATTTCGGCGCCGATTGACAACTGCCATTGAAATTTTTTCCCGGCTTCGACAATGAATTTGCCGCGGTCGGTGCCTTTGTCCACGCCTCCGGAAATCTTGATCGTCTTTCCGTCGATCGCTGCGCTGATTTGTCCCAGGCGGTATTCCGGATCGTTGCAATGATTGTAAAGTAACGGCAACTGCGGCGCAATTTCCATGCCGGCAAGGTCAATGACAAGTTTTGCCGCGCTCCACCACTGGCTGACCGGGCCGCCGGAATAAGCGATCCCGGAAACGTCCGCAAGATCGCTTTTGCCGGAATCTTCTTCCGCGCACCGGATGAACTTTTCGTCCGGGAAACTCCCGGCGCAAATGATCCGATTTTTCATGTTTTTTATTCCTCCTTCTGGGTGTCTTCGTCTTCATCGGCATTGCCGGCGGCGGGCGCGTCTGCTCCCGGCGCGGTCAAGCCTAATTCCGCGGCCAGCTGCGCTTCGCGTGCGATCTGGCGCAAGACAAGTTCATAGTCCTTGCCTTCGCGCGCGCATTCTTCGGCAAGCGTGGTCGTATGGTTCTTCAGCCGGATCGCCTGCGCGTTGGCCTCCTTTACGGGGTCCACGTGCTCGAAACCGTCCCACATCCATGAGTGAAGAACGAAATTTTCATCCTGATAATCGGCCGGAAACGCGATCCGGTCGAAACTTTCAAATTCGTTCAAAAGCCGGTTCAGGATGTTCCGTTCGATCCGCTTTCGTTCGCCGAAAATCTTTTTGTGGTAAATTTGATGATCGAGGCGGCCGCTGGCATAATTCGATTTGCTGCAATCGCCTTTTGCGATCGCAAACGGCATTGAAAGCGGGCGGGCGGCCTCGGCAATCTTCGCGTCCACAAAATCAACATATTTGTCTTGCGGATGCTCGGTCTTCATCTGGTTTGCGTCCCAGCCTTCCGGCAAGGCAAGTCCGGCATTCCGGACAAGTTCGACCACGTCCATAAACTTGATCGGGCTTTGCTGCTTCGCGTTGCCGTCGTATTCGTCGGCGTCGGCCGGTGTGTCGGTGTGAAGCAAAAACGAAATTTCCGCTGCCGTCTCGGCCGCAGACAAAACCGCGTTCGTGTATCGCCGCAAATCATTAAAGATATTCAAGGTGCTTGCGATCTCGGACAGCCCGCGGTGCTGGCCGGGCCGCATGATATGCGCATATTGAATAACCTTGTCGGCCGGGACCAGCACGGAATCGTCGGTAATAAATCCGATCCCGGTTGCGCCGGGATGAACTTTCCAAAAGCGGAAAGCCGACGGATTGCCGAAACGGTCATACTGGATGCCGTCAAATTCCTTGATCGTGCCGTCTTCGTAGTAATCGGCATATTCCGAAATGATCCGGCTTCCGACCTGCTCGGCCTCGAACAAAACAACGTCGAATTGCGCGGCGCCGCTGATCTTCGGATTTCTGACGATCCGCAGGAAAACTTCGCCGTCGCGCGCTTTGGCGATCCGGGCAAGTTTCAATTTTTCGGTCAGGTCGATCTGTTCGGACCAATCGCGGAAACGCATTTCGCGCCGCTGCAAACTGGCGCGGGCGTTTTTTTCGCGCGGCTGCAAATCCGGCGATTCCGATAAAAACAACTGCAAGCGCGGGCCGGTGCCGACCGCGTCCTCGGCCAGCGTCTGGATTATACCGTCGGCATATCCATTGTTCGCGCATTCGTAGCGGGCGCGGGAAATGACGATATGCCGGACCGTTGCCGACAATGCGGCGTCGGCGCTCAATCCGTCGGCCGCGTGCCAGTGCCGCATTGCTTCCGGGCTGCGGCTGGCCGCGTCGAAACCGCCGCGGACCGCATAATGAATTTTCGGCTGCTGCTTCGTCATTTTTCCGGTCCCTGCGTTGACATTCTCGCGCCATGCAAGGCGGCAAACGGATTTCGCCCGGCGCGCTTCTTGGCAAGATATTTGTCCGCTTCGGTCAAATCCTGCAAAGAATGGTTCGTGATCTTTTCGCCGTCGTTTTCGTAACTTTTCGGCTGTTCCGCGACTTCGGCGATTTTCGTTTCGAGGTCTGCCATATCTGAAATGCTCCCGCGTAAAGTTGCTTTTTTTCGTTCATTAGATATATACGCCACAAGCATAAATGCCGAAGCGGGGCAAAAAAAAATCCCGGCCGGGGCCGGGATCATGGCTTTTTGTTTTTTCGTTTATCTGGCTTCCTGCCGGATGTTTCGCCGGATCGCGGAAAGATCGTCTTGCAGGCTGTTGATCCGATCCCATAAAAACGCCTGAATCTTGGCGTTTTCGGCTTTGTCCGTTTCGCCGTGTTCGCGGAAATACTTTTCGGCAATGCTCCAGACGACGGCGGGCCGTTCGTCGGCGTCGTCGTTATCGTATGCCCAGCGGGCGGTGATCGCAATTTCCGTCAAGGCGTCGGCGTCTTCCGGAATGGCTGCGATCTCGTTTGCGGGCGCTTCCTGATAGCGCTTGCAAATTTCCGCGAAATCCGGGTTGACTTCTTCGATCTGGGAAATGGCCTGCGAAATGCTTTCCATTGCGATTTTTTCGATTTCGTTGTTCATGGTGTTTTCTCCTGATTGCGGCCGGGATCGCTCCCGGCCTGATTTGTTGTTTTTGTCTTTACGCTTTGGCAAGTTCCCACAGGGCGTGGTGAATGAACATTTCTTTCAAATCCTTTTTGCTGGTCCGCGGGTATCTGGTGCTGACGGAAAGATTGCAATTCCCGCAGTAGTTGGAATATGAAATTTCAAACTGCATGTATGTTTTGCCGGACAATTTTTCTTTCAATTTTTCGCAAATCTCTTTCGGGAAATAGCCTTCGATCATAATTTCGATGATCTTTTCGGTTTTCGTCGTCATTTTCTTTTCTCCTGTTTGGGCCGGGCGCGCGGCCCGGCTGGGGTTATTGTTGTTGTTATCTGACGTTTTCCGCGCTGAAAATCGGGTGCATGGAATACCGCCCGCAATCTACATGTTCGATCCCTTCGTTGAAATGATCCTTGATTTTGAATCTCTGAATCTGGCGGCCGCCGACGTTGTGTTCCGCGGTGATCGTCTTTTCCGTCCGGGAAATGACTTTCAATTCAAAAATGCAATCGTAGTCGCAGGCGCTCCGGCAAAAATAGGTTTTCCCGATTTCAAACTTTTTCATTTTCTCGTTTCCTTTCTGTTGGTTGGCTTATTTGTAAAAACTTTCGATTTTCGGATCGTCGCTGCTGTTTACCCACTCCCAGAATTTTTCCGGGTCTTCGCGTTCCATGCGGTCCATGATCGCGCCGCGGATGACCGGCGAGGCCTGATCGAAATTCTTTTCGGTTTCGTTCCATGCCTGAATAATTTGTTCCTTCGTCAGGCCGTCGATCATGTTTTCAAGATTCTTTTTCAAGATTTCAAGTTTCGTCATTTTTCAAATCCTTTCGGTTTTTGTGTCCTTTTCCCTCTTGACTATGTATAATATACATTGTTTTTCTGTATTTGTCAAGTAAAAATACAGAAAAAATCTATATTTTTTCAAAAAAAAGCAAAAAAAAGTCCCGTCCGAAAATCTTTTGCGGCGTGGAGAGTGCCGCCGCTTCGATCTCCGGGCGGGATGAAAAAAATTTTTCGGTTACTTCTGGGCGATCGCGGCCGCCGCGGCTTGGATGTTAAAGGTTTTCCGATCCGCAAATTCGGCGCGCTTGCCTTTATTCCAGTTCGTGATCGGCCGGAAATATCCGGTCACGCGGGAATAAACTTCGGTCTTTTCTCCGCATTTCATTTTTCCGTCTCCTGAACTTCCGCGGTCTGATCTTCCGGGGTGCGGGTCTTGGCTTTGATCTCGGCGATCTTGGCAAGGATTTCCGCTTTCAATCTGGCGACCTCGGCCTTCAATTTCGCTTTGCCTTCCTCGGAAAGATTGTCGGATTTCTCGATCTTTCGATTGATTGCCGCCTCGGCGTATTCCGAAACTTTTTCCACGGCGGCGTTGTGGACCGCCTCCGGCGTCGTTCCGAAAAGATTGTAAATCCCGGCGCAGCCGGTCCCGATTGCCGCAAGCATGATCGCGGCCGTTCCGATGACGATTTGTTTTTTCATCGCTTTTTTTCTCCTGTTGTTATGGAGGCCAGGCCTAATTGCCCGCCTTGAAAATGATCTTGAAATTCGGGTTCGTGGTGAAACTTTCCGCAAGGTAGGTCGGGCGCAATTTGTGAAAGCGGATAAAGCCCAGATACGGAACGATTTTTGAAACTTGCAATTCCTTGTATGCCTCGGCGGCGAGTTCGTGGCAATACATCGCGCCGTTGTCGCTGGTGAAATCGAAATCATACGGGCGGCCGATCCATCCGGCAAGGCGTTTCAGCGCCTGATCCTGTCCGGATTTCGGCCGAATAACGATGAACCGATCGCAGCGCAAAAAATCGATCGTGTCGATCTGGGTTACGCCTTCGGCGACCGCATGGGTGATCTTGCCGCTGCCGGTATAAACTCCGGTATGCGAAAATCTGCCCGGAATGAAAAAACCGTCAAGGTATGAATCATATCCGCGGCAAATGATGTCGCCGGGCCGGAGCATCTGCATTGCCCGGCGCGCCTCGGCTCCGGACGCCTTGTAATAATCGCCGGGCTGGTAATACAAAAACGGCGGGTATGGCAGAATTTTGATGTCGCCGAAAATCCGCAAAAACTTTTCTTTCAATCTGACTTTCATTCTTTCAATCTCCCGGTTTTCTTTCTTACAATCCCAGAATGTTGAATTTGAAAGAAAAGGTTTTGTTGTCGCTGAAATCCGGGACGCCGGATTTGCCTTCAATGCTGCGCACTGGTCCGTGTCCCTGCGTCTTGTCGGTTCTCGGCGTGGAATAAGCCGCATTTTCCGCGGTCGGCTCGTAGTATTCCACTTTCGTTACGCTCTGGCAACCGGCAAGGGCAAAAGCAAGCGCGGCCGCCGCAAAAATGATCTTCGATTTCATTTCTTTTCCTCCTGTTTTTTCTTTTTCTTTCGGTAAATGAACCGCAAAATCCGAAACAGCATCCGGTGTTTGATCGTCAAGCGGCCGGAAACGGTGTCGCTGATCTTCTGCAAGGTTTCGTTCTGCTGGCCGGTCTTCTTGACATACCACGCCATAATCAAGGCAAGGACGCAATACAAGGCGAAATAAAGCCAGTCGGCATATTTCAAGATCGCGTCGCCGATCGCGTCGCGCTGCTGATCCTGCGCCGGTGCCGGAACCGGGATCGGGTCTTTCTGCTGTGGCTCGGCTGTTTTTGTGGCTGCCTGCTGGGGCTGCTGTTTGACGATCCGGCTTTCGATCAAATCCAGCGCGGCTTCTTCCCGCTTGACTTCTTCGGTCCGGGTGTCCTGCGCGGGCGCGGCGGCCGGTCGGGAAAACATGCCACATCCGGCGGCAAGGATCGTCGCAACCGCCGCGGCAAAAAGAATGATCCGGCGGCGGGTCATTTGTGCATCCCTCCGAGGTGCTTCTTTACCGTGTCGATGAAAACGGCGTTGCAAATGGCGATGATCGATCGGCTGCTGTATCCGGCAAGGGCAATCGCCGCGGTCCGGTATCCTTCGGAAATTTGCATTTCCGAGGTGATCCAATGAACAAGCATCCCGGCAAAAATGGCGATAATGATTTCCGGGATCGCAATTTTCAGCGAATACGGTTCGCCGCGCGCCTTGCCGGCTATGGTTCGCGTTACGCCGCCGAACATGGCCACGGCAAGGACCGGGAGCAGTTCGATCATGTTGTTTATAAAGTTTTTCATTTCGTCCCCTTGTCGCCGCTGTCGGTGCGGCAAAATTTATAAAATTTCTGAATTTTTCTGATTGTCGCGCGGAATCTCCGCGGCTGCTGCGGCTGTAATGCCGCCTCGAACTTTTCGATTTGTTCCATTAGGACGCCGGAGCCGGTAAAGGTGATCCGCGGCGCGCCGTTGAAAATGAATTGCAACGTCAAGCAACGCGAATCGGCGCCGTTGTCGCGGTATTTGCTTTTGCTGATCTCCCAGCCGGTGAAAATCAAGGGCAAATTCAAAATGTCTTCGATCGGCATTTTGTCGCCTTCGAGGTTTCCCGTGTCCGGTACAACGTCGGCAAATTCCGGAACATCATCATCGGAAAAGTTCATTCCAGTTCCTTCCGTATCTGTTCAAATCGGCGGTGATCCCCAGAATCTTGATCGCAAAATCGGCGATCTGTTCCGGCGTCAAGCCGTTTTCGGCGCAAAAGCGCAACAGGTCGGCGCTGGTTCCGGTCGGAAAATCGTCGCGGGTCTTGCCGATCATTTCGGCCACGGCGTCAATGATCGTCCAAAAATCGGCCTTGATCTTTTCGTATTCGGTGATATTCTCGAACGTTTCGCCGTCGCGCTTCGGGAATGCCTGTTTCACGGCGTACTGGTGGGCGGTGAAAGTGCCTTTCAAAATCTGTTCGTTCTGAACTTCCGGCGGGCCGAAAAAGAATTTCCGGATCGCGGCGTAACTCTGCATTGCGAATGCGTCGTAATCGGTCAGGTTCTGCCCGGAAAACGGGACCGGAACTTCAAAATACTTGTACCCGGTCGCGGTCGTGCCGTCTTCGATCTGGCGGCGGTATTCCCGGATGAAAGCCGGGAAAATCACGGTGTCGCCTTCGCGCCGGATTTCCGGCATGTCGTCGGCTTCGGTTTCGCGCAGAAAATCGGTCTGCAGGTTTGCGGGAATGGGTGTGTTCAACATTTGGCAATCTCCTTATGTAGTGTTTGCAAGTCTTTGTCGAAAAGCGAATACCACAGGCGTTTGCCGTGTGATAGCCACTTGATCCATCCATAATATGACGAAAGCGATTGAAAATGCTTCTCGGTCGGCTGTTCGATGAAAATTCGCGCCGCCCGGCGAAATTTCCGTTCGGTGCTTTTGCGCAAAATGGTTTGATGTCTCCGGAAAACATATCCGACGAAATCAATTCCGAATCGTTCGATCGGGAAAATCTGCGCGTTGTCCTTGATCGTCAATTTGTCGGCCTGCAACCGTATCCGGATTTCGGAAAGCAAATCCCGCAAGCGGTCTTTGTCGGAATCTATCACAACAATATCGTCGCAATACCGGGCATAATGCCGGAATTGCTGATCCTTGATCCAATGGTCGAAATCGGACAAATAGTAATTTGCCAGCGCCTGCGAAATGTAGTTGCCGATCGGCAAGCCGGCCGGGTGGCTGTCGATCAATTCGTCGTAAAGCGCCAAAACGCGCCGATCTTTTATCTTGCGGCGAATCTTGCGTTTCAGAATCTCGGTGTCGATTGACTGATAAAATTTGCGGATGTCGATTTTCAAAATGTAAATCGGCTGCAAGTCGAGATATTCGGAAAGAAAATGCCGAACGCGCTTCATCGCGCGGTGTACTCCGCGGCCCCTGATCCCGGCGTATGTGTCCGAAATGCCGGATTTCAAAAGAACTTCGCCGGCGGTCTGCTGGACCGCATGTTGAACAATGTTGTCCGGGAAATACGGGTCCCAATCAATCACGCGGAATTTGTTGCCGTCGAACCGGCGAAAATGACGATAACCGAAAACGTGCCATTGCCCGGATTGCAACAAATGCCGCAATTTGGCAATGTTGCCGGGAATGTCCTTTTCAAACTCCTTGACTTCCCGATAATTTTTTTTGTTCCGGCGCGCTTCCTGAAACGCCAGCATCAAATTTTCGGTTGAAATCAAAGATTCAAAGATGTTTCCGGTTCTTTTCATTTCGCCGCGTTCTGCTCCTGCGTAGTTTTCCCCGGCCGTTTCGCTGCTGCTGCTGTTACTATGGCCTTGCGGGCAAACTCCATTCACCTTGTCCGGTGGCGAGATTCATCCATGCGTCTTGTTTACTACTCTGCCAGCCGCGCGCCGATATTCGCATTCGCATTCGTCAAACCGTTATTCGCGTTGACGTAACCGGCCCCGCCATTCGTGCCATTATTCACGTTGCCGCCGCGAATAACAACCCGCGCGGACCGCGGCTTCTGAATGAATCCCGTTTTTCGTTTCCTCTTGTTATACCTGCCGGGCTTGCGCCCGGCTCGGCGTGTTCCCGCGGGCGGGTCTCCGGCCTCCCGCGCCTCGTTTTTTCAATCACGCAGCCAGCCGCGCGCCGAAATGCGCAGCCGCAATCGTCAAACCGAAATGCGCGTAGACGAAACCGGCCCCGCCATACGTGCCATAAGCCACGGTGCCGCCGCGAAAAACAACCCGCGCGGAATCTGACGCGAAATAGAAATAATCGCAAAGGTAGGTTGACGCGCTGCCGCCGATTGACTTTGCGAAAAAGGTTCTTTCGTCGAAAGTCTTTACAAAACCGGATTGCGGCCATGCGTGAACGTCGCGGAGGTAGGTGGTAAGATACGTCGAATCGCTGTAAAGCGAAACATCCGGTGTATGATACAAATATCCGTGTGCCGTGTCGGCAACCACGCCGTCTTCAAATTCCCATATTTCGCCGTAAGGATTTTCGATCCCGCGATACGAAAACGCGACCACGCGCTGTTCCGCTGGCGTGCTGCTGTAAGAACTGATTTCGCCGGCGTCGTTGATAAGTTGCGGTTCGGTCGCGGCGTGGCTGCCGTTGCTGGGCGTCTCGGATTCGGTGTAAACAAGCGTATTCCCGGCGCGCCATGCAAAAACCGTGTCGGTCGGTCCGTCCGCGTCTCCGTCTTGGTAGCGGTGATACGTCGTCGATCCGATCTTGAAACTGAAAAATGCCACGTTCCCGTCGCCGGCGGTCGCGTCATAAAAAACGCTGCCGGTTCGATTTCCCATGCCGACGGTACGGCCGGAAAGCCGGGTGTATCGGTAATCCCACTCTTTGGCAAACAGGAAACCTTCGGAAATCGTCGCCTGCGTATCAAAGGACCCGCCTTCAATCGCCATCATCAAAAGCAAAAATTGCTTAAAAAGCGAATTGATCCCGTAGCCGCCATTATTGCCCGCCGCGGTGCGGTGCGTCGCCTGCGTCATGCTGGTATAAGGCTTCGCGCCGATAACGGATCGCGCCTTTCTGCCGGCAACGTAGGACGCCGAGCTGCTGGCGTCAATGCTGGTCGTCAGCGGCGCGCCGTCGCTGTCGCAAAGGACCGAATGAAACGCGCCGACGTACTGCGTGCGCAAGGTTGCGCCGCCGGGGCTGACGTAGAAAAACGGATGCGGCGCCGAATTGGTGAAAGCCTGATTCGATACCAGCCAGACGGTGTGCGCGTGGCTGTTCGCGTCGGTGTAGTGGTCGATCCTCCAGTGTGTGATCGGGATTTCGACCATTACATCCCCGTCGGCGCCGGTCAAGTCGGCCGCGGTGCCGTCAAGTTTCTTGCTGCTGTCGTCCGGGTGCAAGTAATATGCGATCGTCCGATCCGCAAGACTTGACATGACGCAACGCCGGAAATTGTGCGCCGGCAGCTGCATGAAATCGTCGACCTGCGTATAAGTGCCGTCGGCGGCCAAAACGATTTTTTTACATGCGCTCGAGGCGGTCGCAATGGTCGTGTCGTAGTCGATCCCGTAAACATACGGCGCGGCGTCGTTTCCGATCATGTAGCCGTAAACGGTCCAGCCGACCGTTCCGTCCTGAATCGTGGTCACGCCGGATTGGAAATCGGCCGGAACTTCCGGGATCGTGCCGCCGGTGGTCCCGGCGGTGGTGCAGCGCAAGTAGTGCCGCATATCGCCGGGAATGGCAACTTCGGCGCCGACGGCATACTGCATGTTGCTTCCGCGTTCATTC